TTTTCTACAATGGACAAACAGAGTACTACAAGATAGGTCACTTCACCAAACGTTTTTCAAGGGCTTCCTTACGTTCGAGTTAAGTTTCTAAGGCCGCGGTTGCCAAAGTCCTAATACTAGTTCGGGTTCTCTACCTCGTTCCTCGTTCCTTCTTCGGTAACTGCTGCGAATAGTGTCGCATTTTGTTCGTCACTCACCAATTTTCTCATGTGTAGGCGACTCCACAGGGTTCTTAACCAATCAATTATTTCATCTTGAATTTTCTAAGTCAACTTCAATTTTCCCATTTAGTTTCGGGTTATTTAATGTGTAGTTTTCTTCTACTTTACGACTTTCCTTCTGCTAACCGTGGAAGTCCACACGTTGATAATTTCATCTGAAACTACAGGTACAGTTATCAAAACTGATTTCATCAGAACCTGCATCTTTCCTAAAAGATTTAAATCGCCGTTAGGCGGACATTACCATATGCTGCGCATGTAGAAGTACTAAAAGTGGAGTTAACAGTTAGCGAAATAGTATCTGTTCCATTACATGAAACATAACCACTCAAAGATGGTGTTATCTGTGTTAAAGAACCAGATGTAAACGCCCAATCCGAGGTTAAACCAATCGCAGTTGCATTTTTCAACAGCTCCATAATACAAGCTGTCCCATTTCCTCCATAAATGACTTCTGCATAAGCATCAACTAAATAATTTCCTGGTGGGGGAGTAATCGTCCCAGCCCCCGAACTAAAAACACTTGCAGTGCCATTAACGCTAACGGAAGCTGCTGGCCATAAAATTGTGCCAGCCACTGTTGTGGTCAAAGCCAAACCAGTACTATTTGAAGCATATGATACAGAATTATTAATTGGGGCAGTTGTGGTGCTCTCCAAAACGGGAACACTAAACTCAACAACATAAGTAACATGAAGTTCGCCTAATTTCGTTGAATTGTCAGAAGTGCCTGAAGTAGAAACCCAAAGATTTCCACAATCAAAGGTCTTAATATCTGACGCGCCGGGTAATCCCCCTGGACGCACATAAAATGGCAATCCAGTTGGGTGCAGGAGTTTTCCTGGAATTCTCATCCCAAAATTCTCACATGGCATCCCATGGCACAACAAAGTTTTATCAGTATCCAAAACTTGTGTCTTAGTTGCTGGTGGTGCATCAGATGCATCCAAATCAACATTCAACATAACTCTCCCAATGGTTCCAGCGGTAGCATATTCGGAGACCTCACGTTCATAGCGGAAGTCAATCCATTTAAATTTATACCTCTCCCATTGTTTTGCTTGTAAAGAGAGCCATGGAAACGTTGTTCCTTGCCCAGGATTTAAGGGGAATGGTACTCCCCCGTTGACGACCCCAAATGAAGTCCCATTGCCAACTACATCATAGACAAATTCATGTTCTTGAACTACACAATTTCTACGATTTAATCCTCCAAGGGCATCTCGCAACATGCCTCCAGGTCCAGCAGCCTTTCCTAAAGGTCTTACTGAACGTGCTTTGTTTCGGCGGTTTCTCCTCCGCTTTGGTTGGGTAACTACAACTTTACGTTGACCACTCTGCCCCTTTCCTGCAGCAGTGGATTTGTTCCTGTTTCTACGGGTTCTGGCTCCCCGTCCTTTCGGCTTAGCGCTATTCATCACACTTTTATACGGCTGCGTCAACTTTACAATATCTCCGTATAAAATGATCTCTTCTTCCTCTCTAATATTTTGCAAATAAAAAGAGTGATCATAAGCATCCTTCTCAAACTTTTCACAGTCTGCACAATTGCAGTACCCAAAGTGAGATTGCGGAAACAATGTTTCATATTCTTCCTCTTCTGATTCAAAATCCATCCAAGATTCCCAATCAGATAAGTACTTTTGCTTGCATTCATCACATGGACAAAAAGCATAGCCACCAGGATAAGTAAAACATTGTGGATAAAGTATATCACCTTTACCCAGAAACAGGCGTTCGTACGTTTCATCAGATTGTATCTGGCATTTAGCCATGATCCATCTTGCATCATCCTTCATAATGGCATCATATTTCATCAAGAGCCAATCAATCACATCCCGGCAAAATCGTCGGAATGGGAGATCAACCCAACCTATACTAAGTAAGGCAGCAGTCCTTTCCAAAGTAACTGCTGGTGTTAAATGATCCTGAGGTGCATAAAGCAAAGAGGTCATAAGCTTGGTTCGATCATAAATCGGAACCGCACGTCCCTTCAAAAAGACAGTGTGTGCTGAAAGAAAATCCAATTCAACTGGTTTTCTAGGTTCTAAGCTATCAGTAGTGGTAGTAACTCCAATCTGACGCCACTCCTCAATTACAGAGCGAGCATTAAAGAACTCAATAGCAACATCTGATACTGTCCAGGTATTATCATCCCCAACCAAAGCCTTGGCTGTATGCATTTCAAAACATGCAAGAGATTGTAAATCCTTAGGTACCGTACGTAACCAAGCATAAGCTAAAAGCGTATACAAAATAAGAGTGTTGTCTGTGATAGTATTAACTGATCCA